CGACCTCGCCGGCAAGCTGGAAGAAGCTATAGCACTTAAAGATACTCTAATGGCGGTTCACCCGCTAACAACAGAAGAAGATGCAGAAGTCTGGAATAGTAAAATTGAAGTACTTAGAAAAGCTTCTCTTAAAATAAATACGAATATTCAGGCTAAAAACATTCTTTCACAGTTTAAAGCAGCCATCGATCCTCTTGAATTAGCCGTCGGAGGAGCGTCTATTGCTAATGATATTCTCCGTGGCGGTAACGTTTTAGGTAGTTTCGGTAAGATTATAAAAAAAATGCCCATGCCTTCTAGAATTGCCGGCGTTGGTCCCGCAGAAGAACTTCCGATAGATTTAATTACGAATTATCCAAAAATATTGACTACGACTCATACTGAATTTGAACTTAAAGCTCTTAAAGATAGATCGTTTCGACGAGCAGCAAAACTTACAGTACCTAGAGATTTAACTTTTAACACGGGCAAGAAATTAATTAAAAGTATATTTTCTGTACCTAAAACTAGACCGTTAAGTGATGGAAATGAGTGGAGTGAAGAAAACCAATTTACTCTAAGCGTCGCCGACGAGCAAGATCGACAAGCTGCCACCGCGGCGCTTCCGGTGACCGAAGCAGGCGAATGGAGTAGAAACAATCTTTATAGTAGCAAGTACGCAGATCAAAACAAAAGTTTAGCTTCAAAAATTTTAAAATTTACTATTCAGGCTCAGCATATTACAAGCAATAATTTAGAAATATTTCCTGCTTATATCAAATCGTTTAACGAATCTATACAAGTAGACTGGACTCCCATTAATTTTATTGGTAGATCAGAACCGTTAGTTGTCTATGGAAGTACAAGAAGACAATATTCTTTAGATTTTATGCTTTTTGTCGACTCCGGTGATACTCCTAATTCACCTCAAATCAGTGTGTCACCACTCTACGACGAAATTAAAAAATCTTCGCTTTCACTCTCTAGTATGTATTCTTTAATTGAATTTTTACATGCGTGCACAAGACCTCGCTATAATGGTACATCTTTCGCAGCTTCACCTATTCTCAAACTCACTCTTGGAGATTTTATTAAAGATCAAACTTGTATCATAGACACGCTTAACGTTTCGTATGATCCTTTAATCTGGGATATGCAAACATCAGTCGCTCCTAGATTTGCTCATATTAACATGACGGGTATGTTTTTTGGAGCTAAAACAGGAGATAACCGTGATACAATGCCTAGAGCAGATCTTACAAACAGCAGATTCTACAGCATTTAAGTTAAGTAAAATGAAAGTGATTAAAATAAATGGGATATAATAGATATTATCGTTTAGTTGATGCAGAAAAGGGGAAAACAAGAGCTTTTCCTTCTGTAAGTATAGATAAGCGTGCAAGTGATTTATATATTCGCTATAATCAGGCTGATAGATTAGATCTTATGGCTGCAAATTATTACGGTACAGCAGAATACTGGTGGGTGTTACTATTAGCGAATAGTATTCACATAGAATTCGATATAGTTCCAGGGCAGCTTATTAGAATACCCTGGCCAATTGAAGAAACTTTAGAAGAAATAGATAGGAAGCTAAAGGTTTAGATATGACAATCCCCGCTGCTATTCCTGAAAGCGATTATAGTATTCCTACGTCTAAAACGTCTTTTGCTAAAAATCTTGAAGTTTTAAGTCTCGTACCTTTCGTTAAATTAGAAAATATAAAATCTGGCCGCGATATTGGTTTTGTGGGACCAAGAAACGCTGCTGGGGCAGAGTCTAATATTTTTGGAATTTCATCAGTTAACGTTAAATTACAACCAAATATCGGATACGTAATAGTAACGTGTATGCTTTCAGTTCCTATGGGAGCTCTTAAGCAATTATCAATACAAGATAACCAAAGACAATTCCCGCAGGGCGCTTCGCCGGGGGCCATTGTTTTTGAGGGAGCAGAACCTATTAGAATAGAAACTATTTTTACTTCTGACTTACACGATCTCTTAGAAGTTGGTGGTCGATGGGATTTTGAGTTCGGCTGGAGAGATGGTAATAGTGGAAAAAAAGTAAACCAATTAAAAACATCACCCTCCCCAGGCCTGAATAGATATACTTTAGTTCTTATAAGTGCTAATGCTTCTTATAATAATAATATTAAGGGATTAGACATATCTTTAGAGTTTATTAGTTCTTTAAATAATACATTAAGCGGAATTCCTATTAAAGCTCTAGAATTAGGAAAATTAGATAAAGATGAAAATTTAAAGAAGAAATCTATCTTATATATTATAGATAAAATTCTTCAGAAAAGTAAATCTTTTATAGCATCTTCTTCAGAAAATAATTTACAAGAGCTTAAGATCTTTCCAAGCTCTAATATGACAATGAATTCTAACAGTCTTTTTAATTCTGATAATATCTATTTAAACAACGGCGGATGGGATATAGATCCAATTTTTTCTACAGAAGATATAATTCCTTCAATTAGCGATATTACGTTTATTATAACGTCTGTTGGAAGCGCGGGTACTGTTCTTAATGGCATTCAAATGTTGCAACAGAAACCAACTAATTTGTTAACGTTTACAAAAATATTATCCGATCAGCCGGGGGATATGTCAGTGTGGAGTTTTTTAAGCGAGTTTTTAAAAGAGCACGCTTTTGACTTAATGCCGTATTATCCAGCGGGCGATAAAGGACTTATCGCTTATAATACTTCTTGTGAAGCTGCAACACCTCTTAATAGTACTTCTTCAGCAGTATCTTTTCAGTTAGCTAATAATACTTATACGCCAAGCCAGGGCGGCATCGTTATTCAAAAAAATTGGGTTCCCGCTTTTAATCCATTAAACTACAACGGAACTATAATTGAATTGAGTATCGACACTAATGCGGGAACTGCTACTTATGCGTCTGTCGTGTTTGATACGAAAATGTTTAAACAGCTTACTGGCGCCGCTGCTCTGCAATACGGTGCTAGCTCTACTATTTCTGGCGATGAAGAGAATGAAGCTGGTAGGGATTTTTTGTATAGCAATTATACTCAGTGGATTAATTCATCAAAATTATTAAAAACTACTATTCTTGGTGAGCCAAGAATGTACATCCAAGATACTATCGTATTAGAAGGAATGACGGAAGTTTTTAACGGAATCTACGTAGTGCAAACGTTAAGTCACAATATTGATATGAATTTGTTTACTTCTACGCTAGAATGTTTAAGAATATCTAATAGCACTCGTGCTTTTCTTCCCGAAACTACAACTGCCGTTGAGGAAAGTTATAACGAGAGAGAAAAAGCCCATTCAGCCCAAAGCGACAGAAATTTAATGACGCGACAGAGCTGGAAATAGCAAAAATTATTATTCTTAACTTCTTAACAAAGGTTTTAAAAAATGTCCCGAACCACCCCGTCTTATTCTTATAATATCCAAAAAATTAATTGCGTGTATGATCCAACGATATGGAGAGATTTTTTGTGCGAGGATCCTTCTCATTCTATTTTACACAAAAATAGAAGCGAGTTCGGACTGTCACCTCTTTTTTTGTTTGAAACTGAAAAAGATTTTGTAGCTACTGTTTTTACTTCTTCTGACATCGCAAATAAGATAGATGCATTCTGTATAGACAAAGAAAGTATTGCTTACGCTGATAAGAAAATGAACTTTCTTGAGTTTGTAGAAACAATTGTTGAGTCGTCTCCTAGAAAGCGCGGCTCTATCTGGATTCTTTCTATGGACTGTTTACTATCAGAAGATCTCAAAACCGACGATGAAGTAAATAGGGCTTATAACCTTCTAACGACTTCTCCACCACACAATCCAGAAAAAGTTTTAAGTGCTATTGAATTTGCAATACAAAATAGAATTCATTTATTGAATCTTCTTGAAGAATTTGATAGTTCAGTTCTTACTCTTGTACACAAACTGAAAATAATCAGCTGTTTTCTGCATCTAGCTGTAATAAACAGACATTCTCTTCCTATAAGTTATGTCGCTGAATTATACGATGCTTCTGGAAAAGGATATGCAAGATTTTCTACAGCAAGATTAGCTGAAGTAATGTTGTATCGACACAGTAAGATTGCTTGCTACGATCACGGAAAGCCTACAACTAGTTTAAGATATCGCTATCATTCTAGAGATGTAGCTACGTATAGATCTTTCATAAAAAAAATAGATAAAACAGGCCCTGGTGCTGCTATCAACTTACAAAATCTATCCAACGATTCACCAGAACAAAAAAGAGTGATTAGCTCTGATCCAGATGGTAGCATATTCGAATTTGACTTTGCTACTCAAGAGTTTACAATATTAAAACATCTTTGTGGATTAGAAGCTCTATATGATCACGATATTCATCAGAAAGCAGCCGATCTATTAGTAGTAGACAGAGCAATTGCCAAGAAGGCAAATTATGCTGTCATCTATGGTGCCGGAGATAAAACTGTGCGAGATCTTTTCGTAAAGCATAAAGTTACTCAAGAGAGCAAGAATGCTTATTACGATTACATCTATCCGGCGCACAAGGCGATTACTGATTATGTAGATAAGACTAAGAAGACGGGCTTTAATGATGCTTATACTTTTAACTCTTACGGTAGAGTAATTGTTTTAGAAAAAGACGAAAAGAGTAGAGCTAACAGAAACAGAATAATTCAGTCTATTTCTTCTGAGATTCTAGTTGATACTATCATTAGAAATTTAGAATGCTTAAAAAACAAAAAGTCTAAGATTTTATTCCACAAGTGGGATTCGTTGTTTATTGACGTTTATAGAGAAGAAGAAACAGAGATAATTTTAGCAATTAGAGATATAATGAAAAATCAAGCCAACGGAATGATATTTAACATTGATATCAAGCGAGGTAGTTCTTTGGGCTGTTTAAAGCCATATCAGATATGATTCTATTGGAGAAGTTATGAAAAATATTCTACTTGCTTCTTTTGTTCAAGAAGCAGATTTAGATAAAGCATTAAAATTAATATCAGAAAAAGTACAGATTGATCCTTCTAGAATATTTGTATTTAAAGCGTCTAATGAATTTGTTCTTACTTATAATTTTGCAAGTTTAAACATAGAGTACGACGCCGTCTGGCCCGATACGATAATGATTCACAGAAAGAAAGAAACTAATACTCTTTTTTCAATAAATGCTCTTAATCAGATAATCAAAGATGAAAATGGGGGTGTTTTGGATATAAGATTTTCTGTTAATTGGGAGAATTATAAAGATGCAATATTACTAATTAGAAATGGTAAATTGCGTGTGGTTCCAATTTCGCTGAAAAAGAATTTCAGTTAACATTTACTTTTTTATAAAAACCAATTACAATCAACTAGACAACACACACTAGTGTTGCAACACAACAATTATCTCTTGAAAGGGGATATCATTATGGCGTTCGACATTGAAGCAATGAAATTGAAACTAGCTAAACTACAAGAAAAAAGCGGAGGTAGAGGTTCGAGTATCTGGTGGAAGCCGACTGATAAAGCAGCTGTAATTAGAGGCGTCCCGAACCCTCATAATTCCAGTGAGCCATTTATTTCTGCTTGGTGGCACTACGATATCGGCGGGGTAAAAACTATTTATTGTCCAAAGATGAATGAAGGAAAAGAATGTCCCGTTTGCGATCTCGCTGAAAAGTTCCGTACGATGGGGGGCGACGACAACTATAAGATTTTTAAGCAATTTGTAGCTAAAATTAGGATGTATCTTCCTATAATTGTCAGGGGTGAAGAAGCTTCGGGTGTTAAGCTTTGGGGTTTCACTCCCGTCGTCGAAAGAGAACTTTTGAGCTATATTTGCGATCCCGATTGGGGCGATTTTACCGATCCTTTTACGGGCCACGATATGTCTGTTAAGTCTATCCCTTCTGGCAAAGAAGTTGATGGAAAACAGATTCCTATGATCGATCATAAGTTGAAGCCCGCGGTGACCCCTCTTCTCCCGGGTGGCGACAAGATGGCTATTAAGAAGTTTTTAGCAGCTATTCCAGATTTTCTATCGGATTCAAGCAACTTCACTCGAAAGACAACTGAAGAACTTCAAGCTATCTTATCAAAGCTAGATGGCTCAAATGTTGAAGAAATTGAAGAAGAAGAGCCTCGGCCAAAGCGTAAGAGCAGCTCTGTAGATGATGAGTTAGACGATCAATTAGATAATGCTTTTAAAAGATAGGTTGCGATGAAACAAGTCAGCGATCTCTATATCATTAGAGGTACTGGCTACAATATAGACGGCACGATCGTCGAAAAGGTTGAAAGAGCGTACGAGGATTATTTTCAAGTGCGCTCTTTCAATCCGCATAAAATTGTAGTTAGTAAATCTCTGTTGATTCACGATAAATATTTAGAAAAATTAGATTCTCTAACAAAGAAATTTACTTATAAAATCGTAATTACAAAAGAAATAGGCGGAAGTTCTGGGGATTGTGTCGAGGCTTCTTTTGTAATCCATAACGCTCTTAGAGATATTAATATAGAAGATCTTACCAGTAAAATTGGAGAAGATTTATTGCCAATTCTTCGATTAGAGGAGTAGAATGGCTAAAAATAAAGAAATAGTAGTAGAGCCCACAACAGAAAATAAACAAATAGAGAGAGAGTTCGTTGAAGAATTAGCTGGATTTTTTAAGAAAAGCGATTCGCAAGCTACGGCTGGATTTTTATGGGAGAGCTCTTCGGTCGTTTCATCGTGGGTATCAACTGGAAGTCTCTTATTAGATCTCGCTATTTCTAACGTTAAAGACGGCGGACTGCCAGTAGGGCGCCTTAGCGAATTATCGGGTCTTGAAGGATCAGGAAAAAGTTTACTAGGTGCATACATTTTAGCTAATACTCAGAAAAAAGGTGGCGTCGGAGTTCTTATCGACACGGAACACGCTACTTCTAAAGAAGTTCTTAAAGCTGTTGGTGTAGATATGAACAAGTTAGTTTATGTCCAAGCAGGCACTGTAGAAGATGTCTTTCGTGCCATGGACGCAATTACAAATAAAGTAGCTAATGATCCCGAAAAGGGTAAAAGACTTATCACGATTGTTTGGGATTCGGTCGCTGCAACTTCTACGTATGCTGAAGTAGAAGGAAACTATGGAGATCACACAATAGGTTTAGCCGCTAGATTAATTGGTCAGGGTTTGCGGAAATTTATTCCTATAGTTTCAACTCACAATATTTGTCTTGTATTTATTAATCAATTAAGAATGAAGATTGGGGGTATGGGTTACGGGGATCCGTATGATACTCCAGGCGGAAAAGCAATTGGATTCCATTCTTCTGTTAGAGTTAGATTACAGCATTATTCTCAATTAAAAGAAAAAGACACTAAAGTTCAACTAGGTAGAGTTGTAAAAGCAGAAATAAAAAAGAATAAAGTAGCTCCTCCCATGCGTACTCAGTTTTTTACGATTAAGTGGGGAACTAAACCCGGAGCTTGGATTGACGAAGCTTCTTCTTTACTAGATGCTTGCGAAGCTTGTAAGATTGTCAAGAAACTTTCTACTATATCGTTCGAATTAGAAATGCCTAATGCTATTCCAGTGAAGTTCAATAGAAAATCTTGGGAAGACATGATGAATGATCAAAATATCTACGCTTACATAAAAGAGAAGCTTGAAGATAAATACATTATAACCGAAAAGAACGTAACAGCGGATAATCTTATAGTTTCACCCGCTTCTCCAGATGAAGGAGAGTAGTTGTGGTAACAAAAATAATTGATTTCAAACAGTGTTCTAAATGCTTAGAATTTCCAAGTATAAAAGTTGTCAATATTCCCCTTTCTGAATTTACTCGCTATCGTTCAACTTGTTCTTGTAGAGAAAGTGATTTAAGCAATGTAAATTTTCACTTCTTAGAAGACGCAGCTCTTTTTTGGAATAATGTTTGTAACACGTAACAAAAGGTACTGAAATGAAGCATAATTTTTTAATTACTTTGAAGATGGATGATAATATAATAGCTAGTAGGTCACTTGACATTCCAGAATACAATGAAAATGTTATATATAGTTTAAGACTCAATAAACTCACGAAAGATATGGCTACTTTATTAGAAGAAGCATTTAAAGAATCAGATGTAAGTAGAATTTTTTCAGAGATATCTCTTAGGCCCGGTAAGATGGAAGCGAATAAGTAGTGAGTAGCAATATTTTAGTTCTTGTTTTGGGTTTCGTGTGGCTTACAGCAATGCTGTTCTATGAACAGTGGTCTTGGTGGATATTCGAACAGTGCAATAAGTTAGTTCAATTTATCTCGAAAAGAGTAAATCGTGATAGAAAGCAATAGAGACAGCTCTAGTGATGAAAAAATTCATCAGCATAAGAAAATTCTTTTGTTTGATGGATTCTAATTAAATACTTATATTCGCTCATTTCAAGTCATTCCAATTGCAAACGATGATGGAAACCATTTTGGTGGAGTTTTTGGATTTATTAGAAGTGTAAAATCTGCTATAGATATGTTCAAGCCCACAGAAGTTGTTGTCGCTTGGGATGGTCCTCAATCGGGACTGAAAAGAAAGCTTCTTTTTAAGGAGTATAAAGCAAACCGGCGAGCGCAACCGTGGAAGAAGGGTTCTGTTAGGGCTTTTGATTTTCTCAATGAAGATCAACAAAGAGAAAATTTTACGATGCAATTAGCTCGAATTAGGGAATACCTCACATTCCTTCCAGTAAAAACTCTGACTTTACCGTATATAGAAGCTGATGATATTATTGCTGATCTAGTTAACATGGCAAAAGAAGCCGGCGACGAATGTGTTGTTTATTCTTCTGATGCTGATTATCAGCAGCTAATATCGCCACTTGTTTCTTGCTATAATCCAATTACAAAAAAGTTAATGAATGAAGAAACGTTTGAAGATAAACACGGATACTCACCTCAAAATTTTGTGTTTGTGAAGTCTCTTAAAGGGGATAATTCTGATAACATTCCCGGCGTTAAGGGTTTTGGAGATAAAACGATTGCTAAACTTCTAAAGATGGACGTAAAAATATATTCTAGTGTTAGTGAAATATTAGAAGAGTGCGCTTTTATCGTTAACGGAAACGCAAAAGGATACACTAAATCACAATTGTCAAAATATCAATTGATTATAGATAATGCTGAAGTATTTAAGCGAAATTATACTCTTATGCAGCTTCAAGACGTTGATGTTTCTATTCAATCAAAAGATATTATTAGAAAATTTAAAGACGATAAGCCCAACGAATTTAATCGTTTTAAGTTAAAGATGATGCTAATAGAAGATCGCATGGGTCAGCAACTAAATAGTTTTGATTCTTTAAGTATAACATTCAATGGTCTTAGGTTCTGGCAGTAGATTTCGGAGCAGTACAAACTAACATTGGAGGAATTAATGACAAAGAAGATTTTCGTTTTGTTTGCCGTGCTAAGTATTGGGCTTTTCGGGTCTCTAGCGTTTGCACAGAGTGATTCTACTACTGTGGCGCATAAGGCTTGTATCGTTCATGCTTGCAACAGTAATTTTGACGGCTTTTACGGAGAAGCCTCAGTAACAGCTACTCTCGATAAGGGTAAGAAAGATCTTAGCACTGATCTAACTTATTTCGCTATCGGCAACTCTTCCGATAGATTTGAGTTGTATGCTAAGATCGATTCGAAGACGGGTAGTTCGGATCTGCAGGAAGCATTTGTTAGGTTTAAGTTCTTTGATCTGGACTTTAACGTCGGTAAGCAGGTTGTTCCTTTTGGAATAAACTACCTTAGCCGGCCGTCTAGTTCAGTATTCGTTACAACTCCAAATCAAGACGCTTACGTCGATGGCTTCGGTTCTTACATCGAAGATAGTCGAATGCGCTTTGATGGTTTCTACGGCGGAGGCGGAGTATATTCTCTAAGAGCTAAGGCTTATTTCTTCGACAAGGGCTTTATCCCTTCGATGAGCTATAATGACCAAGAGCAAGTCAATCTGGCCATAGAGACTTACTTCGATACTGCTCTTCTCAAGACTTCTCTATTGGGAGAGTGGCATTGCTGGAATGGAAACACTTGGGCTAGAACACTAATCACTCCGGGATTCTACGATAGAATTGGTGTGCTTTTTAGCTACTACAATACGAGTGCAAATCTTGGTCTACAGAATTTTGACTTCACTCCCGACGCTTGGACTTACGGTCTTTATTGCGAAGTCAGTAAGGGTATTGATGTTACAGCCGAGTGGAAATCGGGCGAAACTTTTAGGCCAGTTTCAGTGCGGTTTGCTACAACTTTCTGATAATTATTACCACTTAGATCGTTTCATAATTTGCACTGCTCCGAAAGGTTTTTATGACATCGTTCGAAAAGTTTGGTAATGAGTTTCAGATAAAAATATTACACTATTTCTTAAGTGATAATGATTTTGCAATCCGGGTGATAGACATACTTCACCCGGAGTTCTTTTCTAATGAGAACCTTCGGTTCCTATATTCTAAAATTATAGAACACCAGCAAAAATACGAATCTATTCCCAATTCAAGTTCTCTTGATGCCATAATAGGAACTCTCGACGAATCTGTCGACGAAAATGTCAAAGAATATCTCACTACTGTTGTTGATATCTTCAAGAGTACAGCTAATGATCAATCGGATAAGAAATACGTAGAAGAACAGACTTTAGAGTTTTGTAAGCAGCAAGCTATGCGCGATGCTATCATGCAATCTATAGACTTTCTAAAAAAAGAAGACTATGAAGCTATTTTTACGGCTGTTAAGAAAGCGCTGGCTGCTGGTGCATCAAGAGAAATTGGTCACGACTATTTTGAGGCTGTAGCTTCTCGTCTTCTTAATAAGAGAAATCCTATCTCAACTGGTATGAAATTGCTTGATGATTATATCGCAGGAGGCCCTTCAGCTGGCGAACTTATGATTATTATGTGCGCGACTGGAGTGGGAAAATCAATGTTTATGGTATATCTTGCTTGTCAAGCTATGCTTCAAAATAAGAAAGTTCTCTATTATTCTTTTGAAATGTCTGAAAGTATGATTGGTATTAGAGCTGATGCTTATTTTACGAAAATTGGTCTTACGAGTCTATTGATGGACACTGAGGGAGTTCATAGAGCCGCTGTTAAAGAGCGATTAATAGGCCTTAAAGAAGTGTGCCCTTCAGCTGCTCTAATGATCAAAGAGTTTCCCACAAAAACTTGTACAATTACAGCACTCAAGAATCACATCAACAACTTACAAGCAAGAGGATTCATTCCAGATATTATCTTCGTCGATTATGCTGATTTAATGCGCTCTACGTCTAAATACAATGATAAGAGATTTGAGCTTGAATCTCTTATTGAGCAACTTAGAGGTATGGCAATGGAGTTGCATATTCCAGTTGTTACAGCTTCTCAGGCAAATAGAGAAGGCTTAGATACTTCTATTGTAAAACTGAAGCACATCTCAGAGTCTTTAGCAAAAGCGATGATTGCCGATGTTATTATTTCTATAGGTAGAGATAGTGAATTAATAAGAGAAACCAAGGCTTGCTACTATCTTGCAAAAAATAGACTCGGCCGCGATAAAGTGATCTTTTCCGGTAAGTTTGATACAAGTATCCTAGATTTTACTATCGATCGTGAAGGCTTCGAGGAGTCGTCTTCTCGTGGAGATGACCTAAACGAAAGGGTTGCGTCTGCAGTTAGAGAACTGCTAGCTAAAAAAGTTGACGAGGAAGATGAATAAATGCTAGAGATGAATGAGTTTCAAGTATCTCTTATGAAGCAGAGATACGCTTTACCCAAAGAAGAAAGCTGGTCGGATGTAGCTTCAAGAGTATCGGAGCACTTGGCTAAAGCTGAGAATAATGGTGACATGCCGATCTGGGAAAGACGCTTTAGAGATATTATGTCAAATGGCTACTTTTTTCCTGGCGGAAGAGTACTCTATGGTTCTGGTAGAAGAATTGGTGGGTTGTTAAATTGCTTTTGCCTTGATATAGACGATAACAGGCACTCTATTGCTAAAAATTTGCACGACATGTATATTATAACATCTAGTGGTGGCGGAATTGGTATTTCTTACAGTAAGATAAGACCAAAGGGTGATCCGATTCAGGGAGTTCAGGGTGTAGCTCCGGGTGCAGTATCAGAGATAAAAAAAATTGATGCAGTAGGAAGCGAAATAAAATCTGGCGGCGGAAGACGATGCGCCCTTCTTGCAACACTCTCTATAGACCATCCAGACGTTTTAGAGTTTTTAGCGGTAAAGACCAATAAGCAAGCTTTAAACAATCACAACATATCTATTTCTTACACTAAGAAATTTTTTGACGCAGTAAAGCAAGACAAAGACTGGACTTTTTCTTTTAGAGGACAAGAGTACAAAGTTTATAGATTGAATGTAATAAATAACGGAGAGCATGTTTCTAAAGTAGACATTCCTGCTACATCTCAAGAAAATGCAATCATAACAGCAGAGAATTTCTATAAGAAACACTATCAAGATCAGTTTGAATTTAGCGATGTAATACAGATAAAAGCAAAAGATCTTTTCAAGAAGATAGTTAATCACTCTGTAGAAACTGGTGAGCCCGGTTTCCTTTTTGTAGACAATATTCTTAAGAATTTTGCACCCAGCTATTTTGAAGAATTTTGTAATCCAAACCCTTGTGTTGAAGCTCTACTTCCTGCAGACGGTAACTGCTGTTTAGGTTCGATCAATCTTTCAGCTATGTACGATGAGGAAACTAAAGACGTTAACTGGAAGCTCCTTGGAAGAGTAATACGCACAGCAGTTAGAGCTCTTGATAACGTCCTCACAATGAATGTTTACCCCACTCCAGAAACTAAAGTAAGAGCAGAGCTGTCAAGAAGAATTGGTCTTGGTGTTATGGGATTGCATCACCTTTTGATCAAGCTCGATTTGCGCTACGGTTCAGAGAAGTCTATTGAGTTCATAGAGAGATTATTTGCAACAATTAGAAATGAAGCGTTTGATGCTTCTATAGACCTCGCTCAAGAAAAAGGCCCTTTTACGGCTTATGACTATGACAAATATACTCAGAATGCTTACATCCAGAAATTACCTACTAGATTGCTAAACAAGATGAAAAAGCATGGCATAAGAAATGCTGTACTTTTGTCGTGCGCTCCTACTGGAACTATTTCTGCTGTTGCTGGAACTAGCTCTGGAATTGAGCCTATTTTTGCTCCTATCTACAAGAGGCGTTATTATCAAAAGAGCGTTCTTGCTGAAGAGATCATTGTAGATCCTATTTTCAAGAATGCCATACTTTCTGGTAGTAGTTTTGAAGAAGTGGCAGTTGGAGCTTATGACGTCACTCCGGCAGAGCATGTAGCTGTTCAGGCTGCTGTTCAAGACAACATAGATCAGGCTATCTCTAAAACAATCAATCTTCCAGCTGATTATAATTATGAAGATATGATCGACGTCATTTTAGACTATTCTGATAGACTTAAGGGCCTTACTTTCTACAAAGCGGGATCTAGAGGAGAAGAACCACTTTCTGTCATTGCGGTAACGGCCGAATCTATTTCTCAGTATATTTATAAGGGAACAGCTACTGTTGAAGAACAGAGTTGCAACACGGGAGCTTGTGAAATATGAGTAAGTTTATAAATGAAATAGCATTCAGATTGCAGCAGATGGATGAAGCAGGACCTTCAGACGAGTGGTATAAGTTTAAAAGCACAGATCCTCATCCTATGGAACACCCGCATAATTGGGGATACGAACACAACAGGAAAGGTTCAGTTTCTTACGTAAATTCTAAATATACAAAGAAACCAGGCTGGTATCATTCAACTATTGGTGGTGACAATACGCACGAAGAACCTTTCAAGACTCCAGAAGAAGCATTAGAACATGCAAGAAATTATAAGAAACCTAAAAGACATCAAAAACTAAAACAGATGGATGAGGGAACTTACGGCCGCTGGAAGAAAGATTCAGAGGGCAATTACTATCATAGCAATGGCGATAGAGTATTCATCCAGGCTAGTGGCTGGACAAGTAGATGGGTAGAGGGATTTTTTGCAACTCCTAAAGAAGCTATGGCTGCAGCTGATAAACTGAATGATCCCGGTTGGAGAAATGATTAATTAGAAAGGTTACATTATGCCAACGACAAGAGAAAAAGCTAAGAGAAACAGAATACTGCTTGCTAAGGCCAAGAAGGATGGAGCAAGAAATTCTGCTAGGAAGAAGCATAGATTCGAGACAAAAGAGAAGCGAGCTGAAAAGCGAGTAGCTCTTTCTGAATCTCTACAAAAAATGTATAAAGAAGCAATAAATCTTGCGTGGGCGAAGGGTGTTGATTTAAAAGATGCCGTGGCCGAGATACAAGCGAAACAATCAGCCATTATCAAGAAAGATAAGAGTACCCCTTAGATCTGGATTTAGAATTTGGCCGGGAACTCTTATGGAATTTCGATATGGTACTTATCATCCGCCCGGAACTACGGGTGGTTATCACGTCGATCCTTCGCCTTTTATCTTTGTATTTTACGACGATATGTTTCACGCGATCCAGGGAGTAAACATAAATTATCTTCCTACACCCTATTTAATAAGATTAATATCGATTATAGATAAATTCCCGGGTTTAAAAACAGTTATCGGCGGGCAGTTGCTTTATAAAGTTGCAAAAAGAACTGCATCTCAAGCTTTAGAATTGGGTTATAGAAAATATTTAAGAAGTGTAATTAGAGAAGTTGTGTATCACGAACTTAGCTTAGAGAAGAAGCAATTACATTTACCCAAAGTTTTGTAAGTAGTAGAATAACACGAAAGAAGATAAGATGAGCAGTGAAGTTAAGCCCGGATTCAAATTCGAAGCATGGGGAAAGAGTTGGTGGAAAGTATCAAGAGTTGGACCCGAATCTTCTGAAATAGTTTGCGTAAAATCAGGCCCTAAAGTTCCCGGATATAATGGCCCGCCTTTGTTTATTCCCGGTGATGTGCAGAAAATGAGCAATAGACACATAGCAATCAGTACCCCAATAAGAGAGAGTAGAAATACGACAAGAAACTTAGATGAATCCCATTCAGTGCGCTTCCCAACTTTAAGAAAGATGGTTGAAACGACTTACGTTGACCCTAGACAAGAAGGAAAACGAATTCATTTCCAAAAAGAGGGTACTTTTGCTGGCAATGATGGTAGAATAATGAGAGGGACCTACGTATGCTACCATGAAGCCGCAATGCCCTCGAAGTGCGTTACAGTTTTCGTCGATGAAGAGATTAGAGAGGGTATGGCTGAAGATTACAATCCAGTAAATCTTATCTCTATCACTGGAGATAGAAAAGCCGCTATGTCTAGAGTCTCTTACAGAAATAGAGTAGCTGAGAGAATGCAGACAGAACAGAAGGAACTAGAAGAGGGAAGACGCCCAGATCTAGCTCGTTATCAAGATGTTCAGGATTTAGGAGAAGCTGTTGAAGAAGCCTTTGGCGATTCTGCTCTAAAATCAGCTTCCAATCGCGATGAAGAAGTTTGGAGAAAGCCTAAAGGTAGTTTTGAGAGAGAATTGAGACGGTTTAAGAAACCACCTAAGAATCTTTATCCTACTGTGAAGACAGAAACTTCTACAACTCCTCCAGGAAAATGGACAAAGATGGATTCTGATTCGGATTCGTGGGATCATAGTGATTATGGTACAGTAGAAAAGTCTTATAGAGGATACGGCTACGTCCATTATCCTCGCGGTGAAGACCGGACTTCTCACGATAAGCCTTTTGCTACAAGACAACAAGCCATGAAACACGCAGAAGGAAAACTTCGCAAGTAGTCTGCGTACTGCTTTCGTGCAGATAGTTTTTGTCTAAGGTCGGTATGTATCCATGGGTCTTGTATAGCAATCGAGCTGCTCGCAAGCTGCTTTGTGCAGTAGGTCTTAATCTTAAGGTTACGGAGTGTAATGCAACAATATTCGAAAAATTTGATTCTTGGTGGCGGAATTGCTGGACTAGTAGCTGCAGAAGTTCTATCTTGTCACAATTTTCACATAGTTCAAGAAGAGGGTGCTGCTCAAGATAATAGCACTATAAAGACTATCGGGGGGCAAATGGCTAATGAGTGGCCACTTGGTCCCCGAGTTTTGCATTTCTCTGAGCGAATGGAGGATTTCTTAAAACTGATTGGCTTCAAAGAAGAAGAAATCTTCATGAAGATCTTCAAAGTTGGCTATAAAGTAGAAGATGAAGTGCTACCAGTAGCTCCGGAAGGTTTCAGAGAAGCGTATATTAAGAAAACAAGACCGCACGCAATAGCTGATAGTAAAAGCTACATGTCAGAAGGTTTGAATGAATTTGTAGGATTTGTAGATCCTAATATCCAAGATATAACTAGAAGATTGCACGAAAGAGCTAGTAATAGAGAAGTATTCATAAGATCTCGAGTGTTCTCAGTTGACCCTATTCAAAAATGGATATCAATAAACAAGTGCTTGATAGAATATCTCAGATATGAGAAATTGATCTCAACAATTCCGCTAAATAAGCTTCTAGAAATGACAGCTAATTTCCATCTTGGCGATAGCCACAGATTTGCACATTACGAAGATAAGACAAGAAACTTTGAGATAACTGAGAAAATATTATTATATGCAAGATTCAAGTCTGCTGCTTTAGAATCAATGCGCAGTAAGTGCGATTACTTCTATTCAGCTACCGACCCGTATACTAGAGTAACGTTTGATCCGAAATACGGTGAAAACATCATCATAGAAACAGATTATATTAGCTATTTGCCAGACATCATGAACGATAAGTTCTTAGGAATAGAGAAGCTTCTAGATCAAAAGCATATTCCAGTTCAGATTCAGAGAAATCTTAGTTTGAAGACGCTGAATGGAATTTGGTTAGTTGGCAGATTTGCTCAATGGGATCACGATATTCTTACTACTGATGTTCTTGATAGAGCTCTTGAATTAAGGAGAGGCTGGGAATGAGAGAAATAATGAAAGATAGACTTGACATCATTTTTGAAATACAGAGAGAATTCAATAAAGAGTTCTTGGCAAAGATCAAGGGTCAGAATCTTGATGGTTTGACTGTGGAACAGACGGAAGATCTGGTTAAAGACTATATTCTCCACTTAATCAAAGAAGCAACAGAGCTACTGGATAACTTTAAGTGGAAGATGCATCATTTTAATGAGAAGTCTCATTCTCATCTTAATTCTGACAATCAGCTAGAAGAAATAGTTGATATCACAAAGTATCTTGTAGGAATTTGTAATCTGCTAGGATTTGATTCAGAAGATTTAAGCAATAGATTCGTTAAGAAGTCTATTCTTGTACAGCATAGATTAAAGCAAGACCTATTGATGAAGCAGATAGCCGAACAACCAGATGTCAAGATTGCAGCTATTGACATTGATGGAGTGCTTAACAACTATCCTTTTGAGCTGGTAGAGCTTGCAAAGAAAATGTTCAAAAAAGATGTTGATCTTGGGTTCGAAGTACATCGACCAAATCTATCAGATCTTCTTCCTTTTGAGAAATTGAAGGCTCTTAAGCACGAGTATAGATCTAATGGATCGAAGGCTAATCTTTCAGCTGCAGAATTCGCAAGTGAATTTTTGAGAAACTTAAAAGAACTAGGCTACACTATAATTCTAGTTTCTTCAAGGCCCGTTAAGAAATATGCCTCCATAGAACACGATACTCTCAAGTGGTTGAGAGACCAAGATCTCGCGTACGATCTATTGTTCTGGTCAGATGAAAAAGAAGAGTTCTTACTCAACAGATTCTCAGAAGACAAATTAGCACTTTTTATCGACGACGATCCCTTGAATTGCCTCAAAGTAAAAGGTTCTTCAGCTAATACAAAAGTTGTGCACAAGATAAACTCACTAATCTGTCATCCAGTTTCTGCTCTAGCATTAACTCGGAGAAATGTAATATCTGTTGATTCTTTAAGCAAAATAGTGATTTAATTCATTTACTTCTTTAGCTAAAAGTGATATGATAAGGTTATGAAAGAACTAAACGAAGCTATTCTTGCGTGCAAAAAGTGTCCCAACGCCGAGTTGGAAATAAATGCGACTAGACTAAAGCCGCACGGATTTCCCTCTTCTCGTTTTATGTTAGTTGGCCTCAGCCCTTCATATCTTGCTCCTAGTAACAGAGAATGGCATTTCATAGAACCTGACGAGGGTAGACCTACTGGAACTAAGAACGAAACTCTGATCAAAGCTTTGCTTCTAAGAGCGGGAATTGATTATTGGACTTGCTATAAGACGAATGTTTTGAAATGTAAAGCTCCCGATAATAACGTCGAAGATGCTCGTCTAAGAGTTTGCGTTGACACTCATTTTGTAAGCGAGCTAAAGTCAGTAAAGCCTGATTTCGTTATTGTCATGGGAAATCAAACGTGGAAGTCTATAGTTTCGCTGATTGAAAAGTTTCCAAAAATCAAGTTTGTTGGAATCAACCACGTTTCTTATTGCGTAAGAGGTGGATGCTCAGAAGAAGAGTTCACTAGTCAACTCGACAAGTATAAGGGTGTCATTACTTCTATCAGAAACAAATCATTCGTAAATCTTCATCATCACAATGAATTTTCTATTAGAGACGGAATTGGCAATACTGAAGATGTTGCTGACCGTCTTGTTGAGTTGCGCTCTCATGCTTTTTGTCTTACAAATCATGGAAACGTCAACAGTATCTACCGTCAGTTTAAAGCTTCAACAGAAAGAGGCTTGAAGCCTATTTTTGGTTGTGAGTTCTACTACAATGAACACGCTAGAGCTCTTGTTGAGCTTGATCAAGAAGTAAAGTTGACGCCTGAACAAAAAGCTCTTAAGAAGGCTCTAGACAAACAGCGTCATCACGTTACTATTATTGCTAAGAATGACGCGGGTTATCACAACTTGATGCGATTGAACAATCAGGCGTGGATTGAAAGATTCTATAGATTTCCTCTCATCGATGATATTGCTTTATTTGGTCATGCTGAAGGATTAGTTGTAGGATCTGGATGCATTGGTGGATTCATTCCATCTCACCTGCTGTCTGGAGATTTTGAGGGTGCCAGAGCTAAAGCTCTAATGTACAAGGAAGTTTTTGGCTCTGATTTCTACATAGAGCTCATGTCCACTCTTTATGAGCCTCAAAAGAAGGCTAATGATGAACTAGTAAAGCTTGCTAGAGATATTGGTGTTAAGGTAATTGTTACAAACGATTGCCACTACATCAATAAGGGTGATCACGTTATTCAAAAGACAGCAATGCTTTCAAGAGACAATAAGACTTTTGAAGATGCTAATGATCCCACGGCTAAGGTCTGGACTTTCGAATCAACTGATCTCTTCATAAAGACACCAGAAGATCTCAAGAGCGACCTGGAAAAGAATTTGAGAAGTGAAAATTATACTGATGATGTTCTTGAAGAGGCTGTTAGTAATGTTCATGATCTAGTTTCTAGGATAGAACTTCCTAATATCGACAGGAAGATTAAGCTTCCTAAGATTGCCAAAAATCCAGAACAGAAATTCAAACAACTAGTAAAAGAAGGAATCATTAGAAGAGGCTTAACGCTCGACGAAGTAGCAAAGAAGCGTTTGAAGCTTGAAGTTCAGACTATCATCAGTCTGGGCTTTGTCGACTACTTTCTTATTCTTGCCGAACTCATTACTTGGACTAAAGAGACTTATGGAAAATTTTCTACAGGTGTCGGCCGCGGTTCTGCTGCTGGTTCTTACGTAAATTACATATTGGGCATCACTGGAGTTAATCCTCTTGTGGTTGGCGAAGGCAATCTTATGTTTGAGAGATTTATGTCTCCCGGTAGACGAGATTTACCAGACATCGATACAGATTTTGACTCAAGGATTAAGCGTTCAGTTGTACAACACGCTATCGAATTATTTGGTAGAGATAATGTTGTTGCTATCGGCAATTACGGAACTAACAAGCTAAAGTCTACGATTCAGGATGTCCTTAGAGTTCATGATGCTCCATTCGGAGAAGTGACTTCAATTACTAAGAAACTTCATGATGCTCTAGAAGACATGTCCTTGGAAGCTGTACTAGAAAAGACTCCAGCTCTTAAAGAGTTGCTTGATAAGTATCCCGGTTCAATAAAAGCAGTTACTGCTCTTAGAGGATCAATTAGATCTATTGGTCAGCATGCTGCTGGTATTTGCATTGCAGGTGTTCCTGTAACAGAAAACTTGCCGCTTATTAAAACATCAACTGGTGAGCTTGTTACAGCTAATACTGAAGGTGGAGACTATCACGAACTCACGGATATGGGATTCGTCAAGTACGATATTCTTGGATTGACTTGTATCGATATCATCTCTGATGCTGTTGAACTTGTTATGAAGCATAGAGGCATAGATCTAGATTGGGATAAATTCGAAACAACAATCGACACAAATGCTCCTGGTATGTACAACTTGCTCGATACTGGGGATACTTATGGAATCTTCCAGTTTGGATCTAAGCTAGCTACCAACTATTGCAAGATGCTAAGTCCTAAGAACTTGGATGACTTAGCCGCCGCATCGGCCTTGCTAAGACCGGGTCCTCTTGACGTATCAGCTCACTTGAGCTTTGCTAAGAGGAAGCACGGTAAAGAAGAATTTACTGTCCCTGAATGCTTGCAGGACATTCTAGGAAGAACCGCCGGAATTCTTGTTTATCAGGAGCAAATTCTTAGGATTTGTCAAGAGCTTGGAGGATTCACTCCAGAGGAAGCTTCCGATTTCAGGAAAGCTCTAGTAAAGTATGAACGCTCTGTCACTCACGAAAAGAAAAGGAAAGCTAGAGTTAAGACTTATGCTGAAAAGCTTATCAAGGGCTTGAAGAAGCATATGTCGAAAGAAGAAGCAGATCTTTGGTGGAAGAACATTGAAGCCTTCGTAAGATATGGATTTTGTGCTGCTCATGCTTATAGCTACGCTATACAATCTCGCAGAGAAATGTATCTCAAGTATTACTATGGTCCAGAGTTCTGGACTTCGCTGCTCAATTCTAGCAACAGGGATGAGCTACTAGTCGTCGTAAACAATATGATGAGACATCCAGTTAGAAGGTTTGATAGTGAAGGAAAAGAGACTGATTATTACCTTAGAATCAGCTTGCCTTCTCTAAAGAAGCGGAACTCAACATTCACTCTTGAGTATGACGATAATAATGAAGCAACTGTTTTCTACGGGCTTGAGCACATCAAGGGTCTTACAGAAAACTTCTTTAATGCAATAGCAACTCTTACAGCTGAAGTGTTTGACAATGCTGAAAAGCTATTTACTGCTAAGTTTGAAAATCCAAAGAAGGATGGAAAGCTCAAGTTTGTCATAGACAAAAGATGCGCTCAAGCATTGCTCTATTCTGGAGCTCTTGACTATTTGGGCGATAGAAGCGAGCTTGTTAAGACTTGGAACGAAGTGAGAAAAGGTTCGCCTATTGGCACTATCAAGAACAAGCGTCACAAAATGAATCTTGAGGAGACTTACAATTCTTATAGTCTAGCCAAAATTAGCGCTAATGCTAAGGATAGGAAGATATTACTAGAAGGCTTAGAAGAGACTTTGGGCTCTTCGTTTACAACTTCACGGTCGTACGATATCTTTAATGATGCTGATACGACATATGCTGTGGACATTGGTACTATTACTAAGATGAAGTCAAAGACGTCTAAGAATGGAAAGCCCTACAGATTGCTTGAGATCACTTGCGATGGAGAAGCTTTCTATCCACTGATATGCTGGAAGAACGCTGACATGGAATCCGGTGTGAACTATATCTACTTCATGTCGAAACAGCGAGGAACAACTTTCGTCAACCTCAATAACATAGTACCAATAGAATAGAGGAAGTAAAGTAATGGTAAAAGGTCACAGAATCTACATCGAAGGTCCAGATCTAGCAGGCAAGACTACTCTTGCTAGAAATACTTCTTACAAATTTTGTAATGAAGTTCAAGATCGCAGTTTTATTTCGGCTTTTGTCTACGATCAAGCTCTTAGACGCGGAAAGTTGATCTCAGAAACTGAATTTGAAGATTGGTGTAATAAGTTTCTAAACAATAATGAAACTCATGTCGCTATCCTAATTCCCGATGAAAAGACTTTAGAAAAGCGTTATAGTGAACGTGGAGATTCTCTTTCATTAGAAGAAATAATGAAAGTTAGAGCTATGTATGTAGCTGTTTACGAAAAATTTATGAAGGAAAGAGGAAATGTATCCCGCGTGAGTTATGGCGATTACGATTTCAGGGAATATTCTGATTGTGATGAATTAATTGATTGCTTAGTCGGAACAGAAACATTTTCGTACAAAATAAAAAATGATATAGAAGAATTGAGACTTCTTGTTATAGAAAAGCCAGTTCTAGGCTATGACTTCAGATACAGATTTGAAGACTGTGCTCAATTGGGTGAAGTTGCTAGAAGTTTCTTTAGCGAAAATCGCTCTGATATAGAAATAGATCATAACGACTACTATGCTATTCATGGTTTGATTTTAGACAAACTTCATTATTGCAAATCAATTCTTGGAGATAGAAGACTAATAGCCCATACTGATATGTGCATTTCTCTATTTCATTTCCAGCTTGAAGATAACAAAGTAGTTGTAAATTGGGTCATAAGAAGTTCTGACGTAAAGAACAAGCTAGTTTCTGATATGTGCTATATGCTAGAAGAGACTTTCTTAGTTTTCGGGAACATCATTGGTAGAATTATAATTGGAGAAGTTCCTTTGGGAGTTGGAAGTTTTCCAATAGAATTCAATGTCAGAATTCTGAACGCTCATAACGTAGAGGTAAAGAATGCAAAATAATGAAATAGAGAATCTTAGGAGCGCAATGGGCACTTTGCCTAACCAAGCTCCAGAAAAAAGCTACGAATACAGAAATTGTCTCGATACTATCTATACTAAGATGGTAGAGTGGCCAGATAATCCCTATAGAATGATGGTTCGCATGGCTGCTTCTACTTGGGGTGATGGTGGAACTGGGCAGGGACATGGTAGTACTCAAAAATGGGAGAAGCTCACACCCGAAAATCGTTTTCGTGTAGCTCTCAGCGTTCTCACAAACAATACACTACCTGTCCCTGCTGAGGCTCCTCAGTTCGTCTTTGAATTCAACGGAGTGCCAAGACATACATTTGACCAGTTCGCTAGAATGAGACTTGGCTCTGGTCATGCTTCAATCGGATGTAGAGACAACAATAAGCTGGATGTCCCATTTGTTCTATATCCAGGGCTTTATGAGATGATTAAGAAATACTCGAATCTAAGACGTCAGTTTGAAGATTGGATAGTTGATACAAAAGATCTTTACGAAGCAATCTTGAAAGAGGGTAGCGGATCTTGGCAGGAAGCTCGAGCTGTCCTTCCCATGAGCTATAGTCATAGTTGGACAAGCTATATCAATTTCTTAGCTTTCAAAGGGCAGTGTGGTAGAAGGTTGATGGCTTGCGAGGAAGCACCTATCGTTCTTTTGTTCTGGAAGATGAGAGCTGAAATCGAAAACAAGTTCCCTCTTCTTGCCAACTATTGTAGACCAGTTTGTGATAATGCTAGAAAGTGTGTTTATACAGAAGGTCCAGAGGGCTTGACAAAGCTATTCTCTAATTTGTTCGCAGGTTGCGGTAGATGGCCAGACAGCTCTGGTTATTCCGAGTTCAATAGAAGCTGTACTTCTTATGCTGAACTAGAAAAGCATGTTCACATAGTTGGAGCAGAAGAGTGGAAGAAATTTGGTCTAGATGATTTTGAGAAGCTAGACAGAAAAGACAAGGAGTTGTTTGCCGATGGCTACGTATAGAAAAAAGCCCATTATAATTGAAGCTTTCCAGATGACAAAAAGACTAAGAGGAGTTCCGGATGCATGGCCAGAGTGGCTTGTAAAAGCTAGAGAACTGCCAAGATTATCTACGGGTTCTCTTTATCTAACTAGAGAGGGAGATTCTGAGAGTACTCTTTCTATTCGTACTTTAGAAGGACAACACGAAGTAAGCTGGAATGATTGGATCATCAGAGGTATAAAGGGAGAGCTATATCCACGCAAGCCAGATATTTTTGAAGCTACTTATGAGAAAGTGGAGTAGAGATGAGTAGAGAGTATAGTTTTCAAAAACCGCTTGTTAGAGAATTGAATTTTTGGGATAAGGGATTAAAAAGAATTTTTGTTCTTAATGCGGGTCGCTATAATACGCTAATAGAAGATTTTCCAAAATCTATAAGAAAGACTTTTATTTTTTCATGCTATGCCGATCCTTGCGGTAGCAAAACGATAAGTTTAACTTATAGAAAGCTGTCCTATGAAGATCTAGGCTGGGTGTAGAATGGGATTTACAAAACTATCTTGGGATTCTGTCTGGATGCATTTAGCTCTAGATCTATCTTCTCGATCCACTTGTTCTCAAATGAACAGACGAGTAGGTTGTGTTATAGTAGATGCTGAAAACAGCTCTGTCCTCTCTCTAGGGTACAACGGCAATGCTAAAGGTCGAGACAACAATTGCGAGATAGTTGATTCTACTAGAAAAGATACGATAAGCAATTGTACTTGCGTTCACGCTGAAGCTAATGCGCTGATCAAGTTTAACTATAGCTACCCCTTTCCCGTTGTAATGTATCTTACGCTATCTCCTTGCGAGACGTGTGCTAAGATGATTGTAAATGCAGGTATTTCAAAAGTAATTTACCGAGATCTTTATTCTACGGAAGTTCTTAGAATTTTAACAGATGCAGGAATAAAAATTTGTCACTACACTTAATAGAAGCTAGCGATAACAGCAAATTTGAAGTAATACGACCAATTCACGGTACAATTGATCAAGCTAAACTAATTTTTGCGTCTTATCAGAATATTTACATTGGACTTAAGCTTATCGTAAATACTTCTGAAGAAAGGTCGTATTACATTGCCAGAGAAATTGAAGAAATCGAATTTGACGAAA